CCGGTGATCCGCCCCCCGCGGTGTATCGCCGGCAGAAATTGACGTTGTTTTTCCCTGTTCCAGACACCCCATTCCGCGCCAGCCACGAATGAACGAAGTAGGCGAAAGCGCGATCCACCTCGGTTCCCATCCCCAGCGATTCCGTGGCATCTGCCTGGGCTGCCGGCGCCACCAGCACGCGCCTGAGTTTCCTGCTGCATTGCAAAACGCGGGCGAGGTTGATCAGATCCCCGTGTAGGTCGTTCACGGTTTCCATTGCAGCCGGTTCCTTTGCCAGCAGCACCGACATCGACCCGCAGAATGGTTCCCAATAGGCCCGGTGCGGTCCAAGCTCTTCAATGATCTTGGGCGCAAGCGTCCGCTTGCTGCCATACCACGGCACAATGGCACCGATGAGCATTTCAGATTCTTCAATCATTCGGCCCTCCGTAGCATCCCCAACTGTGGCAACCGCTCCATGGCTTCGCCGAGTTCCGGCTGAATCGCGTCGTCGTCGTAGTGCTTCCTGGTGGTGGCGATGTCCTTGTGGTGCAAAATCAGGCTGGCTTGGTCCAATGAAACGCCCGATGATTTCAGCAGCCGCACAAGCGTTTTGCGCAGCGCGTGGAAGTCCAGCCGGCGATTCCCCTTCCCGTCGTCGTAGGGAATCTCTGCCGCGGCCAGATCATCGCGCCATGCCTTCATCAGCATGCGGTGGGTCAGCCCGGCCATCGTCGGGAACACCAGATCATCGGCTTTGGCCCGGCCCTTCGCGGCCCGCAGCTGTTGGGCGAGGTCGTACCGCAACGGTGAACGCTCATCGCGCCGGCTCTTGTTGATCGCGGCGGGCAGCGCTACCCACGGCGGGGCACCGTCCAGCCGCAACATCCCCCATGTCAACCCGCCGATGGTTTTTCCGCGCAGGGGGCAATACAACCGAAACAGGTAGTACAAACGGCGGTCCTTGGGGCATTTTGCCAGCAGCCTGTTGATTTCCTCGATCGTTCCAGCGCGGCGGTACGCGTTATTTAACTTGGCCTGCAACCGTTCAGCATCTGCCAGCGGATTTTGTGGCAATCGCTTCACCTTCGATGATGTCAGCCACTTCCCGAATTCGACGGCAATTTCAATGAACTGGTTGATGGTTTTCGCCCCGATCTTCTCGCCGCGGAATTCCGGCTCGCTTTGCGCCCACGTTTCAAGCCCATCCCGCGTGATGTTCCCCAGCGTCTGCCAGCAGCATTCACCGGCCAGCCGGCGCAGACGCTGCTCGGCGATATAGGCGTACTTTTGGTCGCGCCCCCTGGTCAGCAGCGATTGGCAGAATTCTTCAATCAGCGGAATGACCTGGGCATTCAGCAGCGGTTTCACAAACCCGGTGGCGCTGCGCCGAACGCGCAGCAGTTCCGACGTTCGCCAGTGTCTGGCTGATTCCCGATCCACGAACCCACCTTTGCGCACCAGCTTCCCGCGGTGGATGAATTCGGCGGTGTAGAACCGAGAACGCTTGCCGGTCGGTGATTTGCGCCGGTAAATGCTCATGCGGCCTCCGTGGCGCGTCGCGCGATCAAAACGCGGTCCATGTGGCCAAGCACCACGCGGCGCATGAATGATCGTTCGATTTCGTGCGGAATTTCCGCAATCTGAATCGTCGGCATCACCCTTTTGAAGGTCACACCCTGTTTCAAAACCATGACCTGTCCGTTCATGATGCCATTTCCTTCCGCTCGGCGGTTTTCAGGGCTTCGATGGCCGCGCTGACCTGGTGGGCACTCCACCTGGTGAACTTCGGTCGCTGCACCACCGGCTTGGGCACCAGCCCGCTATTGACCCATCGCCAGATGGTGGTTCGATTCAGCCCATACCGGGCGGCAACTTCCTTGGCCGTCATGAGGCTGTCGATTGGGTCGGTGCTGGCCACGGTCACTCCGGTTCTCTGATTTGCAGGCGTTGCCATTGCTCAACTGCGCCCTCTGCCGCGTCGGCCACGTCGATCGGGTCACAATCCGAAAAGTGTGAAACCGTCAACTGGATGGCTACATCCTGGCGGTAATCCTGCCGGCATTTCTCGGCAGCGAATTCACAGATGCGCCCGAACACCATTGGTGTGATTTCATTCATCGAATCACCCGGCATTTGGGCGGGAACTGAATGCCCGCTCATTCGAATTCGCGCCAGCAGTCAGGCTTGCCGTAGGTGACCCCGTTCAATTCCATGGTGGCGGAATGCGAACGAAGATCACCGAACATGTACCCCTTGGTTTTGTTCAGCTTTGCCGCGTTATCGTGGATGAAACCCGAGAGAAAATCACACATTTGGACGCTCCGATTGATGTTTGAAAGCTGGGCACGGGTTCAATGTGTACCCGGGAACTTGAACGCTACGCACCCGGCTGAAAGCTCCGCAGCACCGTTTCCGATCCTGCGGGCTGATGATCGATCCTTCGATCTCTCACCCCATGCCGTCGTGATCGTTGTCAACAAACCCATCGGGCAGCTGGGGGTTGGCCATCGCTTCGCTGACTTTTTTCCATCCTGGCATCTGCCGTTCAGGAATCTGCATCACTCGGCGCTTGTGCGGTTCGGGCGCGATGTGTTCGGATGCAGGCTTTCCATCGGCAAGTGTGCTGCTGCGCTGAAAATCTGTTTCAAAGCTCATAAACCAACCCTCTTTCTATTGCGAACCTAGTAAAAACAACCATTTTTGACGGGACGAACGAACCGGACCTGTTACTGTGCAACCGCTGGGGTCGGGGCGTACGCCGATTCGATGTCAACGATGCCCACGCCGTAGGCTTCTGCCAGTTTTGCCAGCGTGCTGGGGTAAGCGGTCGGTTTCAGCTTGCGCCCTTCAACGTCCACGATGATGCTTTTGGAAACCCCGGCCCGTTCAGCCATCTGATCTTGGTTCAGGCCCAATGAACGGCGGCGTTTGATTAGATCAACCATGATGGAACACATGATAGACGATAAATAGACGAATGCAAGCAAAATAGACCAAGGATTTACTAGAAACACTCCAAGGAAGGATGCAAACTATTCCGGTCACAAGCGTTATGGCCAAAGAATTTTTATTGATCGACGGAAGAAAGCTGGCGCGGGCGCGGGGTCGAAAGCTGCTGGCGCAGATTGAACTAGCAAAGATGTCTGGGGTGGCAGAGGGAACGATCAAGAAGGTTGAACCGAAAGCCAGTGTTCCCATTCAGTTCAGAAATGCGAGAAAACTGGCCGCTGCGCTCGGGATGTCGGACGATCAATTCATTGCGGAGATTTCGGCAGAGCAGCAGGTAAGCCGTATCACGATAGTTGTCGATGATGCACAGATTTTGAACAGCTTGAATGATCTAGCGGCCTCGGAAGGAACGAGCGTAGAGGAAATGGCAATGCAGATATTGCGCCGTGCAGCAGCACCCAGGCTGAGGATGGCGGCTGCCCGGCGCAAGAAAAGTCGTTAGCCGCAGATCATAGCGGCGGCTTGCGGATGCTTTTGCAGGAATTCATCCACTGCCAGCCCGCGGATGACTTTGGGCTGGGCGAGCGGTGATCCGTTGGGAAGTCCGGTTGGTGTGGCCCCTTCGTCCCACGTTTGCAGGTGGCCGCAGTGGCCACAGTACATGGTCCGTGTCAGCACCCAGCCCACAGCTTTGTCCTCGAATCGCAGGCGCTCATTGACAACCGATCCACCAGCGACGATCAGCCCACAGTCGGCGCATTGCACGCGCTCACCGCTGGCCGGTGCAGGTGATTCCCACGGTTCCAGATCACCGGCTGGGATGTACCGGGTTCCACCGGGTTCCTGCGGCGTTTCTTCGATTGCTGGTGCTGATGGCAGCTGATCCTCGAATGTTCCCAGCCGTTGCAAGGCCCGCGGCCCGCCCTGGCGATCCAGATCGGCGTAGGCGGCTTCGGCGATCATGGCCAGTAGGTCGCATTCCTGTTCTTCGAAGGATGGTGCTGGGATGTGAAATCCCCAGCAGTGGCGCAGCTCGTGCAGCAGCAGCGTCAATCGCTCGCTGGCGGCACCTTGTCTGAAATGCGGATGCGCCGGCCATTGGCCTCAGACAGCGCCAGGCAATCTTCATCGTTGTGGATGATCGGATCGGATTCGATATAAAGCCGGTAAGTGTACGTCGCGACACGGAACTGCATGATGTATATCCTTCAAATGGTCTTGGCCTCCCAGCCGGATTTGACTTCCTTGAAGGGTTATTATGTTCGGTGTTTGTTATGGTGTCAAGACTTATCTTTTTTGGAGAAATGATGAGCATTCGCGCGCCGTTTTTCGTGTGGGTTGGGTTGATCTTGTGCATCCATCTTTCGGGATGCAGCAAATCAGTAGACCAAAACACCATCGTCGGTAAGTGGAGAAGTGCGTCAGGCATGGCAGAGGAATTTCTCGCAGATGGCACCAAAACCGACACGTTCATGGGCGTAGTCAGCAGTGGCAGGTGGTCGGTGGTGAAATTAGAAGGAAGCAAGCTCACAATCACCGAGCAGCCTGGCGGCGTTTCGGCGCGCGGCACGCCTTTCCACGCGGTTTCGGTTGAGGTGACATTTGATGGCGCGGACAAAATGCGATCGGTGGTAGCAAGCAATCCGAATGCGCCAACAATCGAATACGAGCGGGTGAAGTGATGTGGCGAGGGTCGTGTCCGCGTTGTGGTGTGAAGATCAACCTCCGATCCTCATCGATCGGAACGGTTAAGCGATGTCAGAACTGCGGCGAGAAATTCATTGTTAAGAAAAAGGGCTGCGGTTGCGGCTGTTTGATGTGGATTCTGATCTTTGCGGTGGTGGCGGTTGCCGTCGAATACCTGATGAAACATTCCCATTAATCATGCGTACGTGAAATCCCACTTGAGAATCAGCACCGGGTCAGGCACGTACCACCCGTGGTTCACGTCTTTGCGGTGCGATTCACCCGGCGCAGCCGCCAGCCGCTCGATGGCCGGAATGTTGGTGGTCAGGTCACCCAGCTTGGTTGCTGACACTCTGGTGGCGTCCGAACCTGAATCGCTGGATACCTTTTCAAAGAGTCGCCACAGCACCGGGTTCGTGGTGGCGTCAAACTCGGTGATGTGTTCGGCGTCGTCCACGGTGAAATCGGCGGGGTCTTCATTGGCAGCGTCGATGTAGCCAAAGCAGTAGGCGTCCATCGTGCTGCTGAACACGGTGCTGATGTTCGTCCCCTTTGCGTAACCGCTTTCGCTTGTGCCTGCCGATTGCATCTCCCCGCCGCCGTGGCCATCCCCAAAACACCGTTCTCCGTAAAGGCTGGTGTAGGACTTCTGCGGGTGCGCGATGGTGTCCCAATTCCCCTGGTTCGGCCCCGGCCATGGATCTCCGCTGATTTCATCCACACCCCCGGTCAGTTGGTTGTAGATCGACAGATCGTATGACCCCTTGGAGTAGTTGTAGCTGGCTGGGGCATCGTCCGGGGTGTCGAAGATATAGTTTCGCTCGTCACCTGTGTCACCCAGGATGTTCACCTGATAGTCCTCATTCGTCTCTGTGTGGCCAGCCACCCAGACGCCATCGGCCTTGGTGGCGATCAGTGCGTTGATGGCTGCCTGCATTTCGGTGAACACTTCCACACACATGATGTCATCCACCATGATGTTGCCGTAGTCTTTCACGATCGTCGGCAGGTTCATCGTCTGATCGGCCTGGAACGGCTCGGCAGTGGGCACGCCCAGCCGAACGCTGTCCATGCCGCTGGGTATCGTCCAGATGCCATTTGCGGCGTTCCACTTCCACACCCCACCAAAGCGTCGATCATCAATCAGATAGCTCCACCCCGGCCCAATGGTGACCGTGGCCGGGCTTCCGTCGCTGGCGTTGTACACCTGGCCGAAAAACAGCGTGATGTCGTCACTGTGGGTGATGGTGGTGGTGTAGGCCGATGAATTGAATGCCAGATTCAGCCCGCGGCCCTCCCACTTGTTGATTTCGTACGCCGACTCGGTGATCGACCACGAATCCCCGGCTGCCACGGCCAGGCCCGCCACGGCGGCGAAATTGATCGTGACCCCGCCCGCGCCCGAACTGGTGCTGGTGATCGGCATTTTCCAAGTGGTGGTGACACCGCTGACTGTCCGGCTCACGGTCAGGATGAAATCCGTGTAGGCAGATGGATCACTGAACCCGATAAATCGGCCGGCGCTCCACCACCTGGCGGCGGGGTTGGTCGCGCCCACGGTCGAATGCGTTGAATCGGTCAGGCTGGTGGTGGTTCCACTGGTGGCGGTTCCAGATTCGGTGTGCAGCACACCTTGGAACGTCATGGTGATCGAATCCCCGATCATCGCGGTGGTAAAGCCGTCGTTTGCCAGTGTCACTGATGCTGCGCCACCGGTGACAGCTGAACTGCCGGCTAGAACCACGCCGGTGCTGCTGTTTGACACTGTGTAGGTGCAGCTGGTGGCGGTGGCTGGGACGGTGATGGCGGCTGTCCCGCTGCCATGCACGATGGGTGGGCCGGCTGAATAGGGCGTGGCAGCGGTGATCGTCCCCGCGGCGGTCTGGGTGAATGATCCATTGATGCCATCCATCCACCAGTTTTTCAGGCTGTCGGTCAGTGAATGGGCGGCTCCGCTGGTGGCTGATCCCTTCACGCTGATGCGGCGGCGCTGTTCAAGGGCTGGCCCATAGGTTCCCCGGTAGAAATGATCGTAGTACGGCACCGCAGCCAGCAGGCCAGCGCCCGATGAATCGGGAATGGGCGTGCTGCCATCGGTGGTGATGCAGGTGTCCGGCGCATTGTCTCCGACATGCGTGGCCAGTTCCCCGTCCACAAACGCGGTCGGGCCGTCACCTGGCACCCCCGTGGGTCCGCGGCTCTTGTAGGTGGTCGAGCCCGGCCTGCGCACCCACTGGCCGGTGTAGTCGATTGTGTTCCCTGAGCCGTCAAAATCCACGACCGGTGGATCGTAGGTGGTCCCCGTGTCGATGGTCGGGATGAACCCGGACTTGGGGTAGAAGTAACGTACGTGGCGCGGGCGGTATCGGCTGAAACCCAGCGCGATGACGACCTGGGTGGGCAGCGGCGCGGTGTTGCTGAATGCCCCACCGCTCAAATTCGTGGCGCTTTCCAGCGTCCCCGTCCCCGCAGTGTAGGTTCCATCGGCGTTCAGCAGCGAATAAAACACGGGCCGGGGGTATTCCAGCCCGGCAGGTGCGCCCGAGACGGTCAGGTGACTGCCATCAACAAAGGTGTATCCGCAAGCGAATGTGTTGATCCCCAGCGTCTGGAATAACGTGGCGGGCGTGAAAAGGTTGATGACGGGCTGGCCCGAATAGTTGGTGTACGGCAGGAAGTTCGGGCAGATCCCAATGATGTCATTCTGGATCGATCGAAGGGATTTGAAATACTTCCACGCAATCAGGTTGCCTGCGTCCTGGCCCGCGCAATCGTCGTCAACGTCAATCACCGCGTCGATGTCGAATGCCTGGTGATCGCTGACCTCGCATTTTCCCTTGCAGTTGTCCCCGGTTGACCATTGCGCGAATTGGGCGGGCAGCGGCCATGATCCGATTGAATCATCGGCCATGTGGGTTTTGTTGCTGTCACCCAGCCCGGTGTACCACTGGAATGCCGGCGTGATGGATCGACCTGGCTGGCCCACGGCACCAGCAGCAACGATGATATATGCGCCCGATGCGTTGTAACTCCGGGCGGCGAATTCGAGCGTGGTGGCGGTGTTGTGGATGATCGTTTCGCGGTGCAATGCCGCGTCGTCACCCCAGAAAAGCACCTCATCCTCGGCCCACAGATCCGTTGGCCAGTTGGCGGCGGTGTCAGTCACGATGGAATACATCGTACCGCTGGCGTTGCTGCTGCCTCCGGTTCCAGATCCCACCCACAACTGCTGATCATCGGGCCGGTCGGGCAGCCGTTCGCTGCTGAAATAACCATTCTGTTTGACGATGTACCAATTCTGGCCCACCAGTGATGCGATCGACGGGATGTAATTGGCCGTGACCGCATCGGGCGGGAAGAGCGCCGGGCCGTTGCCCCGGCTGATGGTCAATGTTCCTGTGGAAGTGTTGGAATCGAACGTGACACCGGTGATGTGACCGCGCACCGTGTGCCGCGGGTCGATGGTATCAGTCCCCGGTGTGGGCGCAATGATCAGATCGTAGTTGGCCGGCACATGCGCTTCGCGGCATGCGGGGTTTTTGTAATTCAGCCACTTGGGTGAAGAAAAACCGGTCCCTGGCGTCCAGTTGACACCGCTCATGCCCGCCGTGATGGTTCCGGCTGATGCGTTGGATGTGACGGATGTGATTGTCCCGCTGTCCCAGATCTTGTTTGGCGGCGGGAAGGAATACAGGTTGCCGGGGAAGCTCAACACCGCGTGGCGCTGGTTGATGGCAGACCATGCCTGGGCGAGAAACTCCCACGCGGTGATATAATGGTAAGTCACCCCGTCGTCTGTGCGGGATGGACCGTTCGGCCAGTTCGTCCAGCTCATGGGTGAACCTCAAATCATGGAAACGGCGGGTGTGAAGAATGCTCCCCGCTGATTCTGGCTGATGGCTCCCAGCACCATCCACTGGTACTGCGGCACCGGCAATGGGGCAACAAACGAATACGTTGGCTTTGGCGGCGTGCTGGTGTCGTATCCGGACAATCGCATAAACACGTTCGCCCCCACGTTGGCAATCTGGCTGTTGATGTCGGTGGCGGAATAGTTGGTGTCCTGCACCAGCGGGCTGCTGACGGTCAGCACCCCGTTCACCATGTCCATTCTCTTCCACGAATGGCCTGAACCGCTGATGCCGGTGATCTGCGCGTAGAACCCGCCCACATCGATCGGCTTGACGGGCGAATGTGGATCGCGCCGGCCCTGCTGTTGGGTGATCGCTCGGACCACCGCGGCGATCTTCTCAGCACTGACCCGATCGAACTGAACCCCGGTGTTTGGAACGCTGTTGCTCATGAGAATCCGAGCGTGGCGAACGGCAGCGACCGATACGGTACAAACGTCCACTGCGGCGCGGCATCGGTGGCGTTGGGCTTCTTTGCTCCGCTGCCATCCAGCGGCCATGGCGTGTCGGGCTTGGTTCCACCCACCGGATTGAGAATTTCCCGCACCTGGCCCGATCGCGCTGGGTCAATCTCGTAGAACCCGCGATCATCGATCACGTCCAGCCACGATTTCTTGAACGCCAGCGAAAACATTTTCACCCGGTATTTCACGCCATTCTGCGTCTGCACGCTGCCGCATTTCATCCCCTTGATGCGACATTGGCCGATCGAGATGGTTTGGCCGTCGAAGGTAAAGGAATCCGAGTTGATGGCCGGCGTGGATTGGTTGCTTCCTCCAGCGCAGTAGATGATGGCCTGGCTGACGTTCCAGGCGTTCTTCACCCCGCCCGATCCGTTGTAGGTTCCAGTCAGCGGGATGTTCACCGCAAACGTGGCGGTGACGGTCCCGCCATAGCGCTGAAGGAAATCGGCGAACCGCATTGCGGCTGAATTGAGCGTGGCCTGCGGACTGCTGATGGTTCCACCCGCGGCGTTCTTGCCGGTGATCGTTCCCCCCGAACCGTTTTCGCCTGTCCCGCTGTTGTCGAGGAAGTATGGAATCTGGCCATCTTCGCCGATGTCCCATTGAATATCTGGCGGTGTGTCCAGCGGGTTCGCCGGCGTGGTGAAATCGTCGCTGAACTCCACGCGGGCGCTGAATATTGTCCGGCTGTTGTTCTCTGCCGGGCGGATTTCAATTCGGCGGGCGTCCAAAGCGGCATTGGCGTAGTGGGCGGTCGATCGAACCGGGACGGTAATCGTTCCATCCGTGCAGCCGCGGCAGTCCTCGGTGGTGGCGTGGCCTGACCACTTGATGATGTAGAACTCGGTGGCGGTGTTTGAACCGTTTTCCTCGGTTCCACTGATGGACAGGTGGCCTTGTAGCTGCACCTTGGTGCAGATTGCTCCCGATGATGCTTGTGATGGTGTTCCCATTTTAGATGCTCACCACGGTCGGGCCGGTGAATCCCGTGCGGGTATTCAGTTCGATTTTGTACAGCCATTGATTTGCGATCACCAGCTGATCGTTGTGGGCTTTATCGGCGGCGTTTGATGCTGCTGATGCTGCGCCGTTGGTTCCAGCAACCCGTGGCGCTGGCGGCTGGGTAGATGCGTTGGCGGCGATTGGGCCCGCGCCGTTGGGTTGAACGGGTGGAATGATCGGTCCACCAGCGCCAGCGGCGACAATCGGCGTGTTGAACCTGGCGGCGAGTGATTCAGCGCTGCCCGAAAGCATGGCCTTTGCTTTTCTGATCTCCGGCGTGATCCCCACCGTCAGATTGCTGGGGTTCACGGTGGCGTCGAATACCAGCGGTTTCAGATGTGGCGCGTCGAAGTCTGTTCCGATCTTTTTCAGCTTGTCCCCGAGTTCTTTGGCTGCCTTGTCAGACGCGGTTTGCTGCTGTGCGAGGAAGCCACCAAGCCCGCCACCTATTCGGTCATTCAGCCCGTCCACTTTCTTTGCAAGAGCGTCCTCAACGGGATCAAACCCCTGGGCGGCGATCTCCGGCCAAGATTTAAGCTGGGATTGAAATCCTTTCGAGAGCGGAACCCAAAGGCTGTCGAAACTCACATTTCCAGCGATCAGATCTGGAAGATTTGAGAAGATGTTAATTACGCTCTGGGCCATGTTGCCCAGCGCCTGCATCGTTCCGTTTACCAGATCCACGATCGCGGACTGCCAGTTATCCGCCAGCCAAAACACTACCGCTGGAATTGCCGTTCCAAAGATGTACTTCACTTTGTCGTAGGCCTGCACCATCCACAATTGAATTGTGGTTCCGACAAGCTGGGCAACATCACCAATGTGCGTGAAGGAGTATGTCGCAACGTTGAAAGCGAAACTAACCTTATCCGCAAGCCATTTTGCACCGGTTGCGATAAGGTTCATCCCTCCGTCAACATTGGTCGCGCCTGCCTGCGCAACGTCGCTGATTCCAGTCCATACCGCGCCGAAAAATCCGCCGACTGCGGTGAACACTTCGACCGTGTCAGATAGAATGCTTGTCCAGTTTCCGCGAATGAATGCAGAGATTCCCCCGACAGCGGTGGAAGCGATCGATTGAAGCGAGCCGAATGCGGATGCGGCGTAGTCTGTGAATGTTGTGATGATTGGCTTTGCGGCATCAAGCCCGTTGCTGATCGACTTTCCTACGGAATCGAACGCGGTGGTGATCTTCGGCAGCCACGCGGTCACATCAAACGCTTTCAGAAGCGATTCGGCCACGCCGGCACTGGCTTCCTCCACAGTGTCCACCATCGTGTGCATCACACCGCCGATGGTTTGGCTTTGCGCGGCCAGTATCCCGTTGAACCTGCCTCCTGGCCCGGTCATTGACTGGAATGCTTTTTGAAGCTGGGCGAACCCAATTGTGCCGTTGTCTGCCAACTCTGCCACGCCGGCAGCGGTTGTGTGAAACTGCGCGGCAAGTGTTTGAACTTCCGGGATGCCTTCTTTCCCAAACTCCTTCAACTCCTTGGATGTGACTTTCCCCTCGGCTGCCACTTTCACGAAAATGTCAGCCACCGAACCGATGTCCGATCCGGTTCCCGCTGCAACTTCTCCAACCTGTTTCAGCAGCGGCGTGATCTGATCGGCGTTCACACCCACAGCCATCAGCTTTTTTGATGCTTCCAGCAGTTCAGGAAATTCGAACGGACTGGATTTGGCGAAGTCGCGCAGCTGCCCCATCAGGATGTGCGCGTTGTTGACGCTGCCGGTCAGGGCAGTCAGTTGCACGTTGGCTGTTTCAAATTGTGCTGCAAGGCTGAACCCCTTGCCAAGCTCGAACACGCTGCCGATCGCACCGCCAGCAATCGCGGCAATTCCAGTCATTTCAATCAGCTTCCCGCCGATTTCCGCAACCTTTCCAGCGAAGCCGGCAATTGCTTTCTCTCCTGCTTTCAGACCGTTGTTGAACGGTGCGACGGTGGCCAGCAGGGCGACGTTTAACGATGAGATTTGTTTTGACATTAGTTCAGCCTTTTGCTTTCGGCTATTCGCGCGTAGTGCGCCTTGGCCTTCATCTTGTAGCTGGCTGGGTCCACCGGGTCAGGCGGTCCCCACTGTGGCAGGAACGAATGCGGCGCGAATGCTTTGCGTCCGGTTTTCCCCAGCACCCCGCCCCAGGTCATCATGCTGGCCCGAAAATCGTCTGCCGGCGTTCCCCATGGTTCGATCGCGCTGAATGCAATCCAATCCGCCAGTTGGCGGCTGGTGAGTACGTCCAGCAGCGCATCGGGATGTGCAACCCCCAGATAAAGACACAATCGCATCATCAGTCTGAATTGATGGTCGTGTCGGATTTCTGTGCGTCTGCGGACGGCGGATTCTGCTTTTTTTTTGCATCATCCTTCAACCCCGACAGGGTTAAAATCGCGTCCACAATTGCATCGCTCACCGCGTACGGCATGGCGGCGATTTCGGCGATGTCGTCGGCAGTGAACACCGGCTGGTCGTTCTCTACCGTTGCGGCGGCAATCAGCATGTACACGGCCCTGGCACCGTCCTTGGCTTGGTTCTTGGTGAACGTGATCACCTCACTGGCCCGCAGTTCGCGCACCCAAACGCTGCCGGCATCACCTGGCAGCACAACCTCGGTTGTCCGTGGCCGGAAATTCAAAAGTCGATCCCGCGTGATATTCATTGGTTTTCTCGGTTGAAACAGGAAAAAATAGGCTTTTAGGCTAAAGCCTTCAAATCAGGTCCAGACAGCCGGGCTGCACAGGGTGAGTTTCACCTTGCCCATGAGTGCGCTATCTTCCGTCTTGCCTTCGACCGTGGCGGATTCGACGAATGCGACGAATGTGCAGATCGAACCATCAGGGAATGATTCCTGCCAACTGTAGCTGATGCCGTTACCCTGCATCTGCATCAGGGTTTCGTGCTTGCCTTTGACGTACACGACTTCGTATTCAACGTCGCCCGGCTCGGTCATTCCCGGCGCGTACTCATGGGCGCCTGCCGGGTTTCCACCTGCTGGGCTGTCGTTGTTGGTGATTTTGATCTTGCCAACAGACCCAGACGGGCTGCTGATGTCGATCGTCTGCATGACGTGCGCGGCACTGCTGCCGGCCCCGCTGTTGTAGACACCCACCGTTCCCGTCGAAAGGTTGATGGAACCGAAACTGATGTTACTCCCGAAACTCGGGGCGTAACCGGATTGCTGATAACTCATGCTCTTTGCTCCAAAAAGGGGTTATGTGTCTGTGTGCGACACTTGGATTTCACACATTTGACGCTGGATTGGTTTGGTCTGACCTTCGTAGATCGTGGCCGGCAATTCACGCTCATCAACCACGCGGATGGACCCAATGAAAATGCCACCAACAGTTCCGCTGTACCCGTTCAGGCGGCGGCGAACCGCGGCGATGACCTGCTTTGCCGTCAGGATGGAATCTGCCCAGCAGTCGATTTGCATTGGGGCAACGGCGTGGCCGGTCGGACCATCGTTGGTGAATCCGCCAACGTCGGCACTGCGGTCGGTGCGCAGCCGCTGGTAAGTCAGTTTCGGCCTGGGCACGTTCTGCGGATCGGTGGCGGGATGGATGCGTGTTCCCACCAGCGCTGACACCGTTGTGTCAGTCAGCAGCAGGGACACAATTGCACCCTCGGCTGTGGTAATCATTTTTCGGCGGCTTTTTCCAGCCCGTTTTTCAACTCTTCCTCGTACTTGGCCCGCGCTTCACTGATGGATGAATCCCACCCGTTGCGCATGAATGGCTGGGCTGCTACCTGGCCTCCCCCTTTGGTGGCGTGTCCGAATTCCACCAGATGGTCGTACTTGCTGGGTCGGATCACTCCACCGTCCTCGCTTGCGGCGGCGATGATCGCGTTGCTTTCTTTCTTGGTTGCGCCCAACTGGAGTTTTTCACCGCTGGCGGCGCCGACCACATAGCTGGTATCCGCTCCTACAATCCCGTCCGCAACTTCTCCGCGGTTCCAAACCTTTTTGATCATGCTCTTTTTCAGATCCCCGTGTTCCACCGGGCAGGCGGCTTTCACGGCCTGCAAGATAGGCGTGGTTGCCAGATTGATGGCGCGACGGTTGATGCCGACCGATTTTTTCCCCAACTCGCGCAGCTTCTGAATCAGCTTTTTGTCGCCCGTCAATTTCGCGCCTGCGGTTGCCATCAGTTCACCACCTCGTGGGCAAGGATCAAAAGTTCCACGTGTTGGCCCTCAATATCCAACACCGAAACCAGATCGAACGTCCGCAGCCCGCCCCCGACAGCCGGCATGGTCAATTTGCTGGCGTGGTCGATGTATGGCACATACCGGCAGCGGATTTCGTGGGTCACGTCGGCAGTGTTCTGCGCGTTCAGATACCGCTCAGTTCCACTGATCGGGGTCACCTTGGCCCAAATTGTGCGCAATGGCTGATCGATCGGCTGGGTTTCCCCAAGCTCGTTTGGCGCACCTGGTGCAACCGAAACCACTGTCACGCGGAATCGCATGTCACCGATTGGTGTTGGTGTGATCAGCATGGTTTACACTTCCCAAAGCCGGCCAGAATTCAGCAGGTAATCGAGCGTGCGCGGGACAATTGCTGGCGTTCTCCCCAGCACCACGCCTTCGCGCACGCTGTAGTTCAGCGCCACCAGTTGCTTGATCATGATCTGATATTCCGCTGGCACTGCCGCGGCGGTATCCCCGTAGCCGGCAACGAATCGCACCTGCACCGCGTTTGGGTACTGAACCTTGGCGATGGGGAAAAAGGAACCCAGCGGCGGAATGATCACCGGCCTTGAACCCTTGGGGTCCACTTCAAAACGCGATGGATCCAGCGTCTGCACCGTGCCATTCCCATCGGTGTACTTGATGAACGTCACTGACTGCACCGGCCTGGCCGGCAGGATGATGCTGACCGGGAAAAAATCCATCCACAGATCGAACGTGGTGGTGATGAGCGTTTCGCGCCTCAACTCTTCCACCTTCCTGCGCATCGCAACTGCCAGCTGCAATGTCAGGGTGCGATCGTCGAACCCCGGCAGCTTGCACCAATCGGCCAGATCGGCATAGCTCACGGGTTCAACAGCCGGCTGGGTCACCACCTCATATTTGAGGGGCGTTTCCACGCGGGTCTGGGTGTCAAGTGTGGTTGGATACATGAAAGGCTCGCGGCGGCTTTCGCTGCCGCGTTCCTGGTTTGTATGACCGATTAGACGGTCAGCATGTCAACGATGGTGCTGAAACTCTGCCCGTGGCGCAGTTCCACATCCACATCTTGCAGTGCAACGATTCGCACCGTCCCACTGCTCGATCCGGTGTATGGGTCCACCATGATGTCCAGGCCGCCCCACATCGCGATCACCAGATCGTTGAAGTTGCCAAAAACCGCCGTCGATAGGCCGGTTCCACTTCCCTTTGTCCCGTTGCTCGGCAGGATGTTCGTTGCCAAGGCGGGATACCCGTTGATCTCGTTTTCTTCGAAGATAAAGCCGCCTGCGACGGCACTTGACGACTTGGGCACTCCCTTCAAATATCCACGCGCGGCGGGCGTGATGACATAAGCGAGTTCACCCAGATCAGCATTCAGGGCCGCAACCTGGGTTTCCATGTTGATAATGTTGGCGAACGTCGGATTAGATCCGTTTGCCCCCAGTGCGATGCCGGTCACGCCCGTGGCACCAACAATGCCCTGCGGTTGGTTGCCGCTGCCGGTGCCCACAAATGCCGCGGTGTCGAGTGACACCCCAAGCGTCTTTCCGAGATCGTCGATCACGAACGCTTCGGCGTCCAAGCTGGTTTGTTCGGCGAACTGTCGGGTGATGTCCGTGAACGCGCCGAGCGTCTTGGGCGTGAAAACAACCTGGTCAAGTGTCTGGGTCGAGGTTGTTGGCGAACCACCTTCACCCAGCCAGTACGCGGTGGCGGCGGCAGTCTTGCGCGGCAGTGCGATCTTGCCTTGTAAGCCGGTCAGATAGGTTGTGCCGATCTTTCCGGTGACCGTTCGCGCCCTCAGCACGTCGATAAACGTGCTTTCGGTTGTGGTTTCGATTGATCCGACACCGGAGGTTGCGGCGTTCAGGCTTCGCTTGGCCAAGCCGGATGTGCGGAGGTCCGTTGGCATCCAGAAACCCTGCGGAGATTTCCCCATCCGCTTGGTCAATTCGAGATTCACTTCCGCCTCCACACCATCCAGCGCCTGACCCTTCATGGTCATTCGAATCGCTCGAAGCAGGGAGAACCGCTTGAAATCCTTGTTGGGCATTCCAACGGAATTTTCGCCGTTGATTCCCATGCGAACCTGCTGAGATTGGTTCTGCTGAATCGCATCGTTCAGGCCCAATGCCCGAACTTCGCGGTCGATGCTGCTGGTGTGGGTTTCCACTTCGGTCAGGAAGGCATCGTGCTTGGTGATCTCATCGGGTTTCAGATCCCGTTTTTCATCCTGCGCGAGCTTGCGGATTGCACCCGCCGCGGCAAACGCCACGGCCCGTTTTTCCTTCAAATCCTTCACAATTTGCCAACTCATGTTCGCGTCCTTCTTTTCGGGGTTTGTTGATGCTGGGGAATCTTCCTGCACGCGCTCGGGCGTGGTTTCGATCGCAACGCTTGGGTTGTGACTTGTGGTTAATGCACCAGCAGTTGTTTCGCGCGTTCGGCAGCGGCTTCCAGCAGCGGCCTGCGCGCTGATGCAAACAGGCCCCGTGCCTGCTGCATGGTTCGTTCTTCAATTTCGGTCAGGGGCAACCCCCGTTTGAGCGAGATAAACACCGCGGCCAGCGCGTCCAGATCGACGCCATAGCGCTCCACCCAATCAATTTCACCCTGCTGGTGAAGCGATCGAATAGCGCAGCTTGTGGCGGCGTACGCGGGCGGCATGCCAGTCAGCACCGACACTTCACCCAGATCGGCCTTGCGGATTTCCGCGACATTCCGGCCATCTTCGCGGGTCCAATTCACGTCGATCGGGTTGAAACCGAAGCTCATTCCGGTTCCGTTTCCGCCGCGCTGTTTCATCACTGCCAGCGCGTCGTTCGCATAGCTGGCATCGGGCATGCGGATTTCACAATCCAGCCCACCGGCACTGTCGATCAGGCGAAGCGTTCCCGCGGCCTGGTCACCGATCGGCTGGCTGGTGTCGTGATTCAGAAGAGCGCACACCAGACCGCCGCGCACACTGTCGGCAACAGACCCCGGCAGGAACCGTTCAACGAATCCACCCAGATCACGGCTGATGCTGGAATAGACAATTGCGCGGCCCACGATGTTGCGCCCATCGGTGGCGGCATCTGCCAAGCGGATCGAAGCGCCAATCTGGTTGCGAAGCTGGAATTTTCTCATTTGGAATCTCCGGTGATCTGGTTGATGGACTGTTCAAGCCGATCCTGCTGCCACGCGTTCAGCATTGACCACTGCGCGTCGGCTCGAATCTCCGGCCCGGCCCGGATGATCGTTTCCAGATCGGCGCGGCTTTGACTGATATGCCGGTCGGTGTAGGCGACAGCCGACATTGGCCGGCCCGCAGCTGCTGCACACTCGCTGGCTGGCTGCAGAACCTCCGCAATGTGCTGGCGATGCTCTTGCTCCCAACGCGCAAGCCATTCGCGCAGTGCTGGCGGGTTGTCTGCATGCTTTTTCAATGCGGTTTCAACCGCTCGTGTTTCCCGTTTGATGAGTCGACTCAACGCATCCCGCAGCACCGGGCGGATGATCTTGGTCCGCTCATCTTCAATCAGCTTTGCCGGCACTTCCGGACCTGGCAGCCCATCGGCTGGCTTGACTCCAGCGCCGGCCGGCGCTGGCGGCGTATCGTCGTCCTCGTCTACCTCGGCGTTCACCCCGATCACGGGAGCGGGTTTCTTACCGGCCTGCACCTTGGCGTTCAGCAGCTGCACCCCGGCGTTGGCTTTTGCCATCGCGGTTGCCAGCGGCAAGTAAGCCGTGTTCAGGAATGTGGAGTCGCCACCGGCGATGGGATTGCGGCCATCCTCGGCCCGAATTTCGTTTGGTGTCACTGCCAAGCATTGGAATCGGGCGGTGTCGCGGGCTGCCTGCGCGGTCGAATCGCCTGCCATCAGCGGCTTGGTGTCCAGCCGGGTCGAATATTCGAACTTTTCAGACTCGTACAGCAGTTTGCGGTTCGCTTCCTGTGTGAACTTGTTGGTCCACGGCTTGAACGCGTACTGCACCGCTTCGATGCCCTGGTGTTCGATGTTGTTGTTTGTGGACTGCGACAGGTCGTACAGCAGGTGGGGCGGCAACCCGATCACCCTGGCCATGTCCCCCAAGCTGAATTTGCGTCCCTCAATGAACTGTGCTTTGTCGGGTTCCACACCCAATTTCTGATACTTCATCCCCTCTTCCAAAAACAGCGTGCGGAAGGCGTTCGCCACGCCCGAGTATTCCCGCTTCATGCTGCTTTTCAGGTTCTGGCGGGCCGTGTCCGACAGCGTTCCCGGCACTTCCACCACGCCATCCATGCTGGCCCCGTTGCCATAGAATGCCTGGGCAAATCCAGTCTGTGCGATGTCCAATCCCAGCGCGTTGCGCATCAGATGCACCAGCGGAATGCCGGCCACGCCATTCCAACTGAATCCTTTGACATGAAAGATGTTCCACGGTTCGATGATGATCTGCTCGCCGTTAACCGTGGTGATGTAGACCAATTTTCCGTCGATCACCTGCGGTTTGGTGACATTGGGCATCAGCGGCAACAGCGCGGTGGGCCGGAAATTCCCGTTTCGTTCGATGTAGCTGAACCCATTGCCGGTGCTGATCGCGTGCGCCACCATCGTTTCTCGCCACTCGCTGGCGTTCTGAAATTCGTTGGGTTCGCTGTGCAGCAGAATGTGCACCGGGTGTGCCCGGGCGATTTCCTGCCGGCGTTGCTCGATTCCCTCGTCATTCTTCTCCACCAGGTGGTGGATCACATCGAAATCGAGCGTGCCCACCGTCTGGCCGATCGTGCGCAGCCCGTGGAAGAATGCGGGAATGGCCAGCGCAGTTTCAAGCGTCACCTGCACACCAGAGGCCGACAGGTTGCTGGCAGACACAATGCGCCCGGTCCCCGGCTCGTACATCGTGGCCGTCGAACCAAACCACCGCTGGAATAGCTGTTTGATGCCCATTCAGTCTTTCAAACCGAGAACACACCGCGGGATTCGTAAACCGATGGCTTGGCCGGTGGCTGCATTTGCTCTTTCAGCACCTGGGAAAGCCCCGTCACCAGCGCCGCGATGCCGTCAATCTTCGCTCCGCGTCGGCCCTTGTAGCTGCCCTTGCGGCCCTCTTTGATGATGTGAATGTTGCCATTCTTATCGCTGGTGGCTTCGCAGTTCGCGGCGTTCCATCGCAGCACGGGGTTGGGGGCAATCTGAATCGACTTGTCTTTCAGCCGGCGCGTCAGTTCCTCGGCAGCCGGCGACAGCGCCCAATTCTGTGGAACCGGCACACAAGCCACCCCGGCAGCCTCACACAATGCAATCACGTTGCTGGCCCGGTTGCGGTCGTATGCGAGACACCGCAGATTGAACTTGGATTTCAGCCCGATGATCACGGCGGCGATTCGGCTCTGCGTCTGAGGGTCGATGGTGTCGGCGTCGATCAACTGAATGTGCTTGTCCCGCTCCCACTCTTTGAATGGGATGCTTTGCCGATGCTCGTATTCATCAGCGGTCTTTTTCGGCAGCCAAAACCTGCACCTGGCGTACAGGCGGTCGGTGCCGATCCATGTGAACGAAAGCGCGGTCAGATCATCGTTCAGCGACATGTCCAGCGCCAGAATCAACGGAACGGATTTCAAGCTGGAACGGCTGAACGGGCTGGTGCAGGCATCCCACAGGTTCATGTCCAGCCACTTGTCAGCGCCCTGAACCCACTGCGACAGATGCAGACGGCGAAACTCGGCCTCCAGCGCCGGCACTTCCTGGGCTTTCACCCACTCCGATTTCAGCGTCTCGGTGGTGATGATCTCATCCAGCGCCGGGTTGGCTGCGGCCCATGTCGCTGCATCTCCGGCATCAGCCTTGTCGTCGGCAGCGTAGATCACCGGATACAGGGTGTCGTCCCGGCTTTCACCGGTCAGAACGCGCCGTGCGCGCTCATGCAGTTCCCAGCAGATCGAATCCCGGCTCATCCCGGCGTTGGTGGCAATCAACACCAGCGGCTGGCTGCGCTTCTTGGCATTTCTGGTCAGCGAATCGTACAACTTGCGGTTGGGCCATTCCCACGCTTCATCCATGACGATGCATGTGGGACGCTGGCCGGCCTTGCCCGCTGCGGTGCCGCTGACGATCCGCCAGATCGAGTTCTTTGGCGCGTCGATCTCGAATTGTTTGATCTGCACCATGTTGGACAGCTTGGGGCTGGCTTCCAACATCTTTTTTGCAGCGTCGAACGTCACGTTCGCTTGCTGGTGATCCGTGGCAGCGGAAATCACCAACGCGCCTTCCTCACCATCGGCCAGCAGGATGTACGATCCGATGGCTGCCAGCAGCGGCGATTTGCCATTGCCTTTGGCAATTTCAATGTACGCCTCTCGGAAGCGGCGCAGATCATTATCCTTCCGCTTCCAGCCGAACAAATCGCGCACCACGGGACGTTGCCACGCCAGCAGTTTGAACGGCTCTCCGGCCCACCGATCTTCGAAGTGGCAGAGGTACGATTCGATGAACTTCACCGCGCGTTCAGCGGCTTTTTCATCGAAATAGTACAAGCGATCTTCGACCAGCTTCATCATCATGGGCGTTGCTTGGTGTTCCTGCTGACCTGGCCCTGTTTACTCGGGAACTTCCGACACCTCAAACCAGTGATCCTGATCGACCTGGGTGATGTGCTTGGCCGTGAATCCGCTGTTGACCAATTGGCGATTGAATGAACGCTCAACCACCGCGGCGGTGTTCTTCGCGCCCGGCTCGTGACCCAGCTGCGGTTCGGTGACGCGGACATACCCAGCGGCCAGCCCCGTGATCGGGGCGGATGGCTGGCAATGCCGGCATGGGATGTGATCTTCACTTCGTTGTCGGTCATGTGCTTCAAAAGTTGCTTCATGGGGTGGCCAAAAGGGTGTTCGATTTCTCAAGAGCGTTGTGGCATGGAATGCACACGCTCAACAGGTTTTCGCCTGCGTACAGCAGGTGCGGGGCACTACGTCGCACCTGCTGCACCGGCGTCTTATGGTGAACTTGGCCGGCAAGCGCCTTTTTGCATCGTTCACACATTGGGAACCGTGCCAGCTTCGAATTCCGCGCCTTGATCCATCGTGCGGAGTTGTAGAAGCGTTTGGCCCATTGATCGCGCTGATATTTGTCGTAATCGGCCTGCGGCGCTTTGGCCGCGGCCTGGTGCTTTGGGCAGTATCCTTTTGCCGGCAGGATCGCATTGCATGTGGGGTGCACACAGTTGAAGCTCGGCATCAGTCCAGATCCGAAAAATCCTCGTGCTTCTCATCATCACCACCGGCCAATGCGGCATTCTTGGCGATGATCGACCTGGAACGCGGCGACAGACCCAATTCCCCCAGCAACTTCACGCATTGTTCGTGGGCTTTGATGCTGATCGACACCCACGGGTTCTGCATCGGAACTTTGGTTTTCGGCGCGGCCACGATTTCGCCCCGATCTGCAATCAACTGTTCAGCCTTCATCCAGCGTTCCCACGCTTTGACATACAGGCTGATGATGGATCGATCGGAAGTGGTCAACGTCCCCATCTGTTCCAGTTCTTCGCACACGCGCCGGAATTCTTCCGACGCTTCACCGGTCAGCTGCACCGGTGGCGCTGGCCGGCCTTTCGCTGGCGTGATCGGATTCACTTTTTTTCGCGTCTGTTTCATGCTGCTAGGCTGCCTTGGCGAACAATCCATCCACCCAGCGGCGGTGGAAGTCGTACAGATCGGGGTCGTTTTCAAAGCAAGCCTGTTCGATGTTCTTGCAGGATCGGAGATTGGCCGATGCGTGAACAACCAGCTTGCGCCCATCAGTCAGTTTCATCAGGATCACTTTGGCGTGGTTTCTCATGGCAAGCACCTGGTGTCCGCGCTTGTTCAATTCCGCCGCCAGTGGGTCGTACAGGTTCGCGTTCGCATTGGAGAAGTAATGGGACACCAGCACCGGGCAACCTGGTGATGTGATCCTTTGCGGCTTTGATCTGCTGCATGTCCACGAACACGTTGCGACGGTGTGCCCGGAATGCCAGATCGTCTAACCCCTTCACCTTGTCCTGGCTCGCATCGTCCAAATCCTGCCCTGGCGGCTCGTCGGTCAACGGCAGCAGATTATCGGGGAACTCAGCCAAGCCGGTCCCGTCAAATTCGCTCAATCCATCGCACCAGTCGGTTGTCATTGCTGAATCAATGGTCAGGAAACCGGTATAGGCTCAAAAGTTGGGCAGAAAATGCGAAAAACTGTCGATCGGTCTGGGAAAAGCCGAGGTTTTCGGGATTTCAACCACCCGTACCCGGCGCTGCTCGTTGCGACATTTCCCGGTTTTCACAGTACGGTTCCTGTTTGCAATTGCCACACAATTTCGAATGTCGATCCATTGGCAACGATGGCAACCACGATCTGATACGTGGTGTTGCCAGCAGGAAAGTTGCTGGCATCTATCTTCGCTTTGAAGTTGTAGCCAATTGCGTCCTGCGCCCATGGCAGGAGCGATGATAGCACTGCGTTCAGCCCCAGCGAGAAGGCGCTGGCGGTTGTGCCAGCCTTCATGTCGGTGATTATTGCCATCACCGAACTTACTGTGTTGGCTACGATCGGCGTCCCCGTGTCGTCAATTATCCTCGCCAGCAGCGCCGCTGATGATGATGTGACGCCATAGTTGATCGGCGACGCGCTATTCACCTGATCTGCTGCCACAGAGTACACCGATGGCGGCGTTGGACCGGTCGATGCACCAAGCGTTCCAACGGTCGCGCCATTGGCGTCCGGTCCAAAAGCAACGCTTTGCTGCACCGCCGCTGCCAGCGGCATGATCGCGGTTCCAGTCGAACCATTGGCGACACCAAAAGCGGTTGGCGCAATGACCTTATTGACAGGCGGAATGAAAAGCGTTCCGGTCAATCCGTTGGATGCACCAAAAGCGACGCCGCCTTGGACCTGTCCAACTGCGGGCACACCCAGCGTTCCAGTCGAACCGCTTCCGCCGATCCCATAGGCCGTCCCCTTTAGCACGGCGGATGAATTGGGCAAAACGAGCGTTCCCACAGTGTTGTCGGTGAAATCCCCAGCAAGCACCGCTCCGACCGGGGGCACTGACAGGCCACCTGTTCGACTGGCGCCGGCAGCGCCGAATGCGATGCCCTGCCGAACGTCCGGGGCAATTGGCAAGGTAGCGGTTCCTACTTGTGTTCCGTCGCTAAATGGCCCGGCAGAACTCGGACCGCCGCTCGCTGGCGCGAGAACGACCGATGCCAGCGGCAACACTGGCGTAATCGATCCAGTGAAAATGGCGGCGATTCGATTCCAGTAGGTTTGGTAACCGGCATCGCTTAGATGAGCACCGTCAGGCGCAAGGCTCGGGCTTGCTTCGATGAACGCATACCAACTCTGATCCAGCAGGCAGACATTGATTCCGTCGGCGAGCGCAGCGTCTGAGGTCCAATACTGCGAAATCAGCGTGTTGCTTCCGGCGTTCCATGTTCCCCCGGCGTTGATCGATCCTGCGAGGTTCACATAAGAACCCTGCGTGATCCACACGCGAATTCCCGCTGCAACGTAGGCGGCGATGATCGCTTGAATGTTTGCGGTGTGCGTGTTGACGCTGACGCTGCTGGCAGCCTTCGCATCATTCACACCAAGGTCGCCACCGATGAAAACGTGGCGAACGCCGTCTGTTAGAGCGCGTGAAACAAGTGTCGCGAGCGACGGCGAACCGTTGGATCCGTTGATCACATCTGCCGTCGTCGTCCCGCTCACCGCGTCATTTCGAACCCTCACCGGCAGCCCATTTGCGCCGCGTCCAGCTGCTGATCCGAATCGCGCCCCGGTGCCCACTTGTGTTCCGTTGTATCCGTAGCTGATCGATGCGCCGATGATCTGAACGCCAATTTCGTCCAGCGAAGAATGCACCACGAAGTTATCAAGCGGGGTGTTGGATGATCCGTCGCTATACGAAGTCGAATCAAAGTACATGCCCGCATTCGCGCCACCGATCGGGCTTGTGTTGTCGGTTGCCGTCTGCACCAGCACGCCGTTGCAATACACATTAACGATGTTGCCGGCCAGTCTCGCGAGGCGAATCACATTCACGTCACCGGCGATTACTTCACCACCGGCATTGGTGGATGTGGTCAGAAACGTATTACTACCGCTTCCCTTGAAAATGTCCCACGGGTGGCTTGATGTGGATCGACCGTTTGAGGCAAAATAGCCGCTGAAAGTCGAATCTGTTTTGGTGCTGTTTATCGTGGGTAAATAATTCGGGCAACCAGCGGGTGATCCCACTTGGTCGATCTTCGCCGACATCAGAACTGGCAGCGTTTTGCTGTAGACAAACTGCCCGCCGCTGCCCGTTGATCCGGCAGTTCCAGATAGCTGGTTGCTTTGAATCACTGGCGTCTTGCCGTTACCCGTGCCGACGCGCACCCACGTTCCGGCGTCGTCACTGCTGGCATGCGCGGTCGCTCATCGAATCTATGGCCATGCGGATCGGGTTCATCAGTTGCGCCCGTCACTCACCGGCTTGTCGATTTCGACAATCCGAAAACCCATCGCCGTCAGTTGTTCCCAACTCATGTGCAGCCACAATTTCAGTCGGCGGATCAACTCGCGAGGATCACCACCGGAATAGCTGGGCATTGGTGCGCCAGCAGGGTCGATGATGGTCCAGTGCTGCTGGGTCACTTCACGTCAACGATCTTGTTCCCACCGCCGTCGTTAGCTGCGGTGCAAGCGCCGTCCATCAGCACCGCGGCGGGATTTGTGCGATAGAATGTGCAGTTTTTCACCAGCAAGTCAGACGCGGCGTAAAAGTGGATGGCGTGCGCAGAATCCGAATGAATCTCCGCGCCGTCGATCACGTTCCCGCTGCCTGGTGTGCATTGGACGCTGATGGCTTCACCGCTCGGGTTCGTGAACTTGCCGGCCTTGATCGTGTTCCTGAGCGCCACGGGACCGATGTACAGCTTGCTGTTGATGACAGTCAGATTTTCCACAAGGCAGTCGGTCACCTTATCCCCAACACCCTCACCCGCGGAGTCGAATGAGAACTCCCCGCTATCGGAAACGCAGTTGAGAAAATGCACGTTAACGGCGGCGTGGATTGCCCAGCAGGCGATCGGGAAAGGTGATCCAGCCTGCGTCACGTGAACGTCCTGCACAATGCCGTTCACCACACCTGGCGATGAGAATCGCACCGGAGATTGCTGGGTTGCATGCCCGAACACCTTGCTGGAGTCACCGTACCAATTCAGCCCGTTCACGTTCAGGAAGAACCAGCAGCGGCCAGTGACATTGCCGACCTGGGCACCACCTTTGATGATCAGATTCGTGCATCCGTCCGCATGCAGCCCATCCGACAAATCTTTGAAGCTGACATTGATGATCGAAACGTTTTTGCCGCGCACGTTCCCGCCGAATCCCTTGCCATCTGGACTGGTCAGCACGGCGTTTTCCAGCACTCTGCCGCTGGCATTTGGATCGAACGATAGTTCGCTGGCGATCGTGGTCAGCACCGGCTGAACCAGCACTGGTATTGGTGCTGCAACGGTCAGCGGATCTGAGCCGGCAATAGTGATGATGGCAGATGTCACCTGAAATTGCTTCAAGACTGGCGCAACGGCGGCAGTCAAGGCGGCGGCGGTTGATGGGTTGATTGGCGGCATGTGAATTACTCGGTTGGGGCGGCGGCGACCGGCGATTTGCTGGGGATTTCAGCGCGGCGGTCCATTTCGTCGACCTTGCCACGCACATAGCTTGTGTTGTCGCTGATCTTGTCCAGCTTGGAATTCATCGCATCAAAGCGGGCGTCCACCTTCTCGCTGGTTTTTGAGGCAGTGGCTTTGATCTCATCCAACTGTTGCGAATGCTGTTTCAGCGTAAAATCTCCAGCAACGGCGGCGGTTACCAATGCGACAAGCGCACAGCCAATATGCCAGTTTTCCCGCGCTGTTTTCCACGTCACGTTCATACTGATTTACGTGGTTGGTTGGGATGTGGCCGGCAGCAACAGGATCACCGCGCCTTGGTGGCGCGTGATCGTTCCAGATTTCATTACCCAGCCCCCATGCTGCCGAACGTATGGGTTGTGAATCGTTTCATCCTGTGACAGCATCACCGGCGCATCGAATGGAACGATGATGTCGGTGTGGGCGCACCCGCAAAGATGCACAGCCAAAAAAAGCACCAGCCACAATCGCCAGCGAATGTTCCACCATCGCGGTTTCGCCGCGCATGGCCCGGCGTGACCTGGCTTGCGCGAACACCACCAGCCGAACCTGGCTTTGTCACATTTTGATTTCATGGGTGCGCTTGTCGAATGCGGCCAGCGCGTCAGCGCCCTGCTTCTGAATCACAGAATCCGACTCGGCGACTGTTGCGGTGTGCGTAGTCGTCAGCTTTCCCGTCAACGCATCCTCTGCCAACGGCAAGGCGAACGCCTCGCAGATGGCTTTCAAGATCGATTCGATGATGGATTCCATGGTTGAAACCTGCATTAGCCCGGCAAAATGGTTTTCAAGGCCATCTTGCCGGGCCTCGGAGGTGTTATTACAGGTTGGGAATCTTGGCTTTGATCGCTGCGATTTCGGGCGCTGTCATCGGGAATTTCTTGGCGATGGTATCCAGCGCCTGCCCGGCCAGTGCGTCCAGCTTCGACAGCGCGTACACATTCATCAGATCCGCGGCCAATGCCACGTTGGCTTCGACGGCGGCGTTCAGGTGGGGCAGATTGGCCGTCGCGGGCCACGCTGATCGAATCTGTTTTTCCAGCAGCGCGTCGATGCCCGCCACAATTGAACCAATGTTGTTTGGATCGATGGCGATTCCGGCAATCAGCATGGCAGATTCCTTTGGTTGGGCCGTTTCGAGAAATTCGAGGATTAGGACGCGGTGACCCTTTCGAGGTCCGCTCGTTTTTGCGCGGGTGGCGTACTGGTACGCTGCCCACCAGCTGCCGAACATCGGAATTGCTGTTCCAGCATCTGTCCCACCTGGCTCGGCTTCGGCGATGGGCTGGATTTCAACCATGTTCTGGCGGTGGTGTAGGCAACGCTCACGGCGGCAACTGCGATGATCGAAGCAACTTTGGTGTGGACTGGCGTTGCCATCCCGGCAATTGTCACGATCACGGGAACCGCTCCACCGGTCAGCCACGCTTCGGATGTTTTCCAGCCGGCCTTCATATCGCTGCTGCCAGATAGAACGTCGCTTTGATGGCCTGGGCGATCCGTCGGATCTTGGCAAGGGTTTTGCACACCGCTTGCTGCGAGAGACGAACACGGCGCGCGATAGCCCGCTGGGAAAGCTCGTGGATCACGCTCAATCGCATGATGCGCTGCTCGCGTGAAGTCAGTCGGTTCTTAAGTTCCCTCAAAAGTTGATCCATCTGCCCTTAAGGATGGGTGACAACCATTTTTATCGTAGAGTCTGCGGGTACACTGATTTGCGTGCCGAGTTCAACAGATTTCAAGCACTGACAAGCCGGTGCGTGGAACTCCCCACCAGCATTCCCCGCGTCTCATAGTGCAGATCGCACCACCAGCGCCACACACGTTCTCGCCCGCGCGAATTGCCTTTGCCTTTGCCCAAACAGTCGTACCCGAACTTGCGCAGCGTCCAATATCGGAAGTCCTGTCGTATGTCGTTGTCGTCCCGCGGTTCTTCTCGAAAAAACCGCTTGCACAATCGCGTTGATTTTTCAACTTCGATCGCTTTTTCTGCCAGCCTGCATGCCCTTCGGTAGCTCTGGTTTGATTTCAGCAGCGCGGCCTGCGAATCCTGTTTCTGTTTTAGCAGCTTGCGGCACTCGCGCAGCCGATAGGCCTTCTCCGGTCGTGATGTCTTTCTGGCCTGCATGCGAATCCTCCGTGATGCTTTCAATTCGAATCTGTACTGCGTGTGCGCGCTGGCCGGGCACTGCTCATAGGTCCAGCGGTATCGCGCGTCACCGTCGTCAACACCGATCACGTCTGCCAGTCCGTCCCTGACGGCCTTCAAGGCCGATCGCAGATTGTCGTCGTCCAGCATCCGCGGCCCGATCCGCTTCAGTGTGACGATCGCCGGCAGCATCCCCGCCAGCTTGGCAAATGCGTGTCGAACGATTCCCCGCTGGGCTTTCTTCCTGGCCATCTTTGCCCGCAGTTGGCCCGTGGCGTTTGCCTCGCTGATCGTTTTCAGGTTCAACGTGATCGACAGTTCCAGCACTTGGCCATTGCCGACACCGGCCCGCGGCGGCTTTGGTCCCGGCATGAGATCGGGCGGCGGCGTTTGGACCCCCGAACCGGCGCGGTAGCTGCTTTCTACGGCAATAGTTCCCGAATGTTCCAATGCTCACGGCAAGCGTTTTGGCTGCATCGGTGGCACTGATGAAAAGCCGTTCACCAACCATCACCGGGGTGTTTCGCGATGATAGCGGTGGTGCTGTGCGTTCCCGCAGTGGCCGATCCGCGTACCACCACAATCGTCCAGCAGCGCGGTAGCCGTTGCGGATTGAGCTCTGGAGATTCGTCGGCGTGATTCCCGCGAATTTTGCGGCAGCCACGATGCTTTCAAAACTCAATTCGCCATGCCCAAAACGCACCGGGTCTGCGCCTGGCCGCGCCCACAATGGAGTGAACGAATCTTTCATGCTGGTTCCCAAAATGACTTACGAACCTCAGATCCTTCCTGCTGGCGCCATTGACCTGGACTGCGGAAGCTCGGCCAGTCGCAGATGATGGCTTCTCCGCATTCGTGAATCCGGCTGGTGATGCTCGCGCCCATCGACTGCGCAAACGCGGCCTTGTCCTGGTTGGCAATGAACACGGTGCATCGTCGGGCGTCGTACCAGCGGGCGACGATGTTGTTAAGGGCGTGGTTTTATTCCGGCGTTTCGCCGCGCTCGTGGCTCTCATCAATCACCAGCAGGTCGTATGAAACCCACCGGTTGAATACCTCTTCCTCGGTTTCCTGTTTGTCGGATCGTCCGTAGGTGGATCTGATCGACCTGAACAGATCGCTGGCTTTGATGTACCTGCATCGCAGCTGGGCGGCGCAGGCACGGCGAACCAGCGCAATGGCCAGCTGGGTTTTGCCAGTCCCGCGCTGACCAAGAATCGCGACGATGAACCCATTGGCAAACCGAAGCTGGCCGGAAAGCAATTCGAGCGATGCCTGCCATTTGCTGCCTGGGTCGATCTTCCCGATGTTGGCCTGGCGCTCAGGGCAGCCACTGGCTTTGAAAAGCTCCTCGGCGCGTTGGCGGCGCAGAATCCCCTCGTATTCGCGCCGTCGCGTTTCGATCGCGGCGGTTCGTTCGGCCATTTTTTGGTCTTGCTGAAAGACCTTCCCGATGTGTTCCATTTCGTCACCTCAAAGCGTCAAAGATTCCTGCATTCCGGCGTGGGCACGGCGGTTCGGCGGTGAAGGCCCGTCGCGCTGGTGGCTGTTTCCCCGATTCTGGGATCTTTCCATCCATCCCCACAGGAACCGCTCCATCCCCGCAGCGGTCTTGCGGTTCTTGGGGTTCACTTTGGTCCATCCCAGCGACTTCAACGCCTCACGGGGCACGTCGACGCCCGGGAATTGCTTCGATAGCTCGTCAATGAACGGCTGGGTGAGTTTCCATGTGGTAATTTTACCGGCGCAGTCGAAAACCTGCACCGCGTCCAGCTGCTGGAACCGCAACGCGGTGGAAGTGGTATTCTCTTTGGGTGCGGGTGCGGGTGCGGGTGCGGGTGCGGGTGCGGGAGAGCGGTGTCGGTCGGTGTCGATCGGTGTCGCGTCACTTACCGCGTCACTGATGTCGGTGTCAGTCGGTGACAAATCAGGCTTTTCATTGTGTTTCCGGTTTCGGTATGCCGCTGATTTGCATGCGTCCGAGCAATACAGCGCGCGTGGGTCCGACGAATGGAAATTGCCGTGGCAGGCTTGGCACTGTTTTGCGATCGACCGCTCGGCCTCGCGTGAAGCGCGGTTCATCACGTAGTCAGGGGCGTTTTCTGCCAGATCATGGATCATCCAGCTTCCTGGCTTGTCTGGATCGGCTTCGATCAGGCCGGCCCGGTTGCCTCCGCATTCGGCAAGCGCTTTGCAAAGTGTTCCCGGCTCGCCTGTCCATGCTGCCGCCAGTTCAACATCCAGCGAATCACCGATGCTTGGATTGCCCGATTCGTAGGCTACTGACCACAGGAATTCACAGTGGCCAAGCGCGTGCGGGGCCGGCATGTTGAGCATGTGGCATAGGCGGCGAAACTTGGGGTGATTTCTGAAATTCGGGCGCGCCATCTTGCGGACTCCATTCCCACTGCCCTGCGACCACAATCATGTGTTTCTTAGCGTGACGGATGAACCCACCCTGTCGCTCACGATGTTGAATTTGTGTGACACGACGTAGCCAAGATCGATCCCCAGCCGCGCCGCCAGCAGATCGGCATATGTCACCACGTCCGCAAGCTCAAGCCCAACCTGGTGAATCATTTCGGCCAGTTCGAATGCAGTAGTGTCACCCGATTCGCTGATTTTCTGTTCGATCAGTTCCGGTGTTTCACCCATCCGGCGAATCTTTTTGATCAGGTTGCACGCCTCTCCCGCCTCACCGGCCAGCGCAGCTGCCCAATCGGTGGGGGACCACTCATCAACTCCATGAAAAGACTGTTCGCAACGTTCGGTGTTTGCGGTTCGAAGATCATCAAAAGAAAGCGGCATCGGTATCTCCTGTTAAAATGGAACTTCGCATGCGACCTGCTGTGCGCGGCGTCGACCACCATCCAGCGAATTCCAATCGCGCGAGCGCTGGGCAAGATGCTGCGGATGCGCCCACCGGCTTCGACCGTGAACCTTGAACCCTCCGTACCCCTTGTCGTCGGTGGTTCCAGTCCAAATCCAGCATCCGTGTTCGTCCACCTTGATGAACTTCATGAATCTGATGATGTCGGCGGGGTCCATGCGATCGGCATAAGCCGCGCCCGGCGCGATGAATTTTCGTCGGCTCATCTTTCATCCCCCCCCCCCCATTTTTGATGGTTTTCGCGCTCATGCTGCCCCCGCAATTCTCAGTACGATTTCGAACAGCAGCAGGGCAAACGGAAGTGGTGTTCGGCTTCGCTCCTGACGGCTCATGTTCTCCGTAGGAATCCGTGAGGGGTTCGGCCGTGGGCAGGGCATTTTGAAAGGATCGATCCCACAGACGTACAAAATCGTTGGCTTCAAACCGCGATGGCCGTACTCCCCCTGGTTCAACCTGACCGTCCACCCGTACCGATCCCACTGACCTGGCTCGGTCGGGATCATCATCTTTTTCCAGATTCCCGATGAATCTGGATGCTCCAATACCCCCCCCCATTTTCTGATCTGCTCAACGGCGATCGGCGCGCAGTCCGCACCTGGCAATCGGCAGACGTGATGGTATTTTCCCCAAT